ATATTGGATATTAGACACTCTAAGAGGTATATAGGAACATTTACTAGTATTTCAGTACTAATCTGCGGCCGTTATTGTGTTTCCAGCGTCAACCCATTCTAATATTGCTTGATAATGTGTATTATTTGAATCCATTGGAACTATCATAGTAGAATCACTACCACTTTCAGTAATTACAGCCTCAATTGCAATATTTGGTTGACCACTCACGCCACCTTTTGCTAAATATTTTGCTGACTTAACTATCATATTATTTTCTCCTATATTTCAGCGTCGGCAGTTGTATCTAAACCTAAGTCAGCAGCGTTATCACCACTTCTATTAATACCATAGGCGTCTACCGAAGTATGTTGAACACCACTTTTTGTAGTATTGGCTTCTGTAATTGTCGGTACTGCTCTTTTAGGAACTTTATATGACCAATAAACAACTTTAGTACCACTACCACCTGAAGCACCAACATAATCTACTGTTACCTTTTCAAAATATCTTTGACATCTCATTAAATTTGTAGTTACATCTTCAAACTGAAATGGTGGTATTGTGTCTGCATTAAAATCTCCAATTTCTAGTTGTACACCTGTTATTAGCCATTCATTAGATGTGTTATCTAAAACATTGACTGCTTGACCTTGTGCAACAAAACCATCAGCATTTGAAGCATAAGTTTCTTGTGTTGTACCTGTAAAATCTGTACCTGTTGCTAAATTCCAATATAACATTAATCCTATGCCAGTATCATTCTCAATAACACCTGTTGTATCAGCAGGTATATTAATTATTTTTTTCTCCCAAGTATCTGCAGAACTAATCGTATATGATTTTGTAAGACCTCTTTGGTCATCATTTTGTCTTATATGAAAACTATAGGTGCCTGTCTTATTTGATTTTACCCAAAAAGCCAATGTTGTTGCTTCTGCAAGTGATGTTCCATAATTTAAAGGTCTGCAATCTTGTGCTTCAGTTCTATGCTCTAATCTAAATAAATCTCCTGTTGCCATGCTAGTGTCTGCTGTTGTTACATCAAATTTTAAAGAAGATTTAAAACCATAACCTGTAGGTACACTTGTATCTTGTGATATAGTAAATTCCCCAGATGGGCTTCCGAGTTCACTAAATCTCCACCTATCGCAAGTATTATAACCTGAATTACCATTACCAACTGTTGTAGCACTTGTTGCTCTTTGAGCTATAGCCATATCACCATTTATAATTAAAGGTTTTGTTGTGCTTTCTTTTGGTAATACTCTATTTCTAACTGCTCTTGTCATATGAATTGAATCCTATTCTTTCTCTTATTTATACATTATTTATAATACTTTTTTCCCTTTAAACCAAGTAGGCAGGCCTAAATGTGGTCTACCATCATATGCATTGTCTTTCCATTTAGAATTAGACATATCATTATAGTGTAAAAAGACTTGTCCACATAACTCACCCTCAAATTTATCTCTCCAATGTTCTAATTCACAACCAGAGTATATTAACATATCACCAGGTTCAAGTTTAACCTCTATTACTTTTTCCTCTGTATCTTTGAGATAGATTGACCACATGTCACCACCTAAATTTAAAGTAGTAGATACTTCACATGAATATCTATCTGTGTGTCTTTCTAATACTGAACCTTTTTCATATACTCTCATATAAGAATATGTTGGCATTAATTTTGAATCTGTTTCTTTTTCTAATATAGGTAAAACTTTTACTAGTAAAGTTTCCATAAACATATCTGAATACTCAGAATACACGCCAGGAGCTTGTGGGTCTTTAAAATGTCCATAATGCCCATTGTCTGCTGTATAGTTACCCTGATACATATGTGTAACAGCTTGTCTTCTTAATAACTGATAGTTAAAAGCAAAGTTTGCTAACTCGTAAGAAATTGCATTTTTAATTATTTGATATTTTTTTTCTTTAAACATATTTTACACCATTAAAGTTTTTTGTAAAAAATTAAATGATACAGATATTCTTAAATCATCTGATTCATTTGGGTCTACACAATGAGTTACCCAAGAGGGAAACATAATACAACGACCTGCAACCGCTTCATAACTCGTTTCTCTATATAATCTACTAGGTGTTTCGCCATCTTTCATAATTGGTCTAGACATGGCTGCAGATGTTCTTGGGTCATCTATTTTTAAGTGGCCACAATTTTGTGGTGCCTTAACATAGTATACACCTGACCATAAAGAATTAGGATGCATGTGAGCACGATTCATACCGCCTGGTGGATTTACATTTGCCCACATACCACCTAGATAGGGTTCACTAGTTAAATGTTCTTCTTCGTAAATTTTAAATTGTGCTTCAAACAATCCTTGTACTAATCTTTGATATTCAGGTTTCCTATCCATATCTGTGGTAGAATGCCAACCTTTAATATTTGTTTTAGTAACACCTTTATCTTCATTCATCCAATTTAAAATATCTTTTTCTAACTGCACATTTAGTAATGGGTCATTATGGTCAAATATATAAATCGGTGTTGGAAAATGTAATTCTCTAATCATTTGAAAGGTGTGCCCCCAAACCAAACCACTAAAGATTTTCTCACTCCTTTGGTCACTGGTTTTACTCTATGATTTAAAAAAGAAGCAAAGAAAATAGCATGTCCTTGTGTTAAAGGTGCTACATTACCATCTGCAAATAATTCTAACTCACCACCCTCAAATTCACTTTCATGATTTAATAATAAAGACATAGATATTTTTCTAACAGGTGAATTTCCACCTCTAAAATCAATACCACTATCCATATGCCAGTTATAAAATCCACCATCCGAATATTCTGTATACTGAGCTTCTTCGGTTAATTGCATATTATCAAAACCAAAATGATTTTTATTTGTATTATGCATGACTGTTTCAAGTTGTCGATACATTGGTTCTAACATACCAAATGGAATCCAAGAGATATGACTTAATCTTGTATCTGTATTATATGCTTCTTCATTACTGGTAATCCCTATCTTACCTGTTCTTTTTGGTTGAGAACGACCTGTGTCTATTATCTTATTACATTGTTCTGGTGTAAATACAGGTTCATCTGTAGTCTTTACAACATATGATTTCCAATTAGGTTCAGTTATTCTGCCAGGTTGATTATAGTATCTATGTTTATTATTCATCTTGCCATTGCTCCTCTATTTTCAAGAGGGTTATAATCTACATCACAATTTGCAGCCAGTGTTCTTCTTATTTGATTTGTACTATTAAAAGGATAAACACAATGTCGCATGTCATAAGGAAATACAAAAAAATCTCCTTTAATTAATGGTGGTGAATAATCAGTTTTAGCAAACTGACCTGTTGATGAACCAAACATATTTAGAGCACCATTTTGAGGTTTATCTTCAGCAGAATATTCTACTCCATAAGTATCAGGTAAATTAAGTATCATTACACTAGACAAACCTGTAAATATTCCACCCCTGTGTACATGCACAGGATTATATTCATGCTCTTTCATTTCATTAATCCATATTGATTGTAGGTGTATTTTATAATCTTTAATATAGTTAAAATCTAGATAATGTGTATAAACATCTTCAAACCATTTTAATATATCATAAGGTAAAAAATTATGTTTTTGTATTTCTTTTACATCTAGTCCATTATAATAGAGAGAATGTTCGTTTTGTATTTTACCAACTAAAGTTTTATTAGCAGGTGGAAGATTTTTAAATTCATTTTGATAAATTGTATTAAGTGATATAAAGATATCATATGGTACTTGATACTTTAGAACAGTCTGTCCTAGATTTACATGTTGAAATTTCATAATAAAAATTAAAAATTAAGTTTCAGATTTATTGTAATTTAATTTTTCTTTTTCTTCGTTAGATAATAACTCACCAGATTTTTTAATTCTTTGTAGTGATTCAAGTTGTCCTAGTACATTAAACTTATCTGCTTCACTAGAATTTTCTGTTAAATTTTTAGCTTTGATAGCATACTGTCTTCCATAAGATTCTAATTGATGTTGATTAACATCTTTTGTATCAAATGAACCATCATTAAATTCTTTTTTAAGTTTAGACCACATTTTAATTTCTCTCATTCTATGATGAGCTTGTCTTTCCATAGACGCTTTATTAAAACGACATTCATCTAAGTCAATTTCAAAATTAACTTTTTCATGTTTATCTTTTTCTGTTCTTATTTGTTCTTCTAACTTATTAATCTTAGCTTGATTTCTTCTATACTCAAAAGATAAAACCATAAGATTGTCTATGTAACTTGCTTGTTCTCTAACACACTGCCAGTATTTTGCAGCTGGGGTAGTATAACGATTATCTTGAAGAACAGAAAATCTTGCTTCTGTTTCTGTACGAAACATTTGTTTTTTTTCCCAAGTATCTTTTAACTCGGAAGTCATCATTTTAAATTCTTTTAGTTCTTCTATGTCTAAAAGATTATTTAAACTTTCACTTTCTTTTTCAATAAGTTGCTTGTAGTTTTCTTTGCTCATTTCACTTTCCTAATGTAGTATGTTATATGTTATGTTATATAATATATATAACGCAAATAATATGGATTATTATGCTGGTAATGTTATGTCAACAGGTTTTGCACCAAGTCTTTCAATCTTTTCATCTGATGATTCACCATCTACATTATTATTATCCCATGCAGTTTGTTGGGCATCAATTTCAGTATCTAAGATAGCCTGTGCTTCATCTCTTGTTTTTGGTGTACCTAATACTTTTGCTATCCAAAGATTTGCTTTTTTATTGTTAATTGGTACTTGCCAGATATCTGCTGGAAATCCAGAAATTTTAAAATTACCAGATTCATGATTTTCTATGAAACCTTTTCCCCAATTTTCTGCTATACAATATTGATAATCTGCCATGTTTATTCTCCTTACACTATTTATACAACCATTTATGCATCATCTACTGTTTGTGTACCATCAACAGGGTTCCACTCCTCAGTTTTAGTAGTATTGCCAGGAATTTGTGAACCAAACAAAAGTGCAGCTGTTTGTGTACCAGAAGCAGCACCTTGATTCATATCTAAACTCGAATCATTAACCTCTGTCCAAGAAGTACCATTCCATTGTTGAGTAGTTTTTGTACTTTGTCCATTAATAGCAAGTGCTGCTGTTGATGTTCCTGCTCCTGATAATAAAAATCTTGCTGGGGTTGTATCATTAACCTCTGTCCAAGAACTACCATTCCATAATTCAGTTTTACCTGAACTGGCTGCCCCATTAGGTGAACCACCAAAAAAAAGCATAGCTGTGGCTTCTCCACAAGAGGCTGCCCATAAGCGTTGTTCATTCAAATCATTAACCTCAGTCCAACCACTACCATTCCATAATTCAGTGCCACCTGAGTTACTATCAACAGCAAGTGCAGCTGTTTGTGTGCCATCAGCTTTTGCATATTGTTTATCAGAATTTGTATCAGTAGTTTCTGTCCAAGATGTGCCATTGTATTGTTCATGAAGTTTCTTTTCTGGTGCATCAGCAGAACCAACTGAGGCAGCTGCTGTTTGAGTTCCATAATCTCCAAATTGATATTTTGCTGTATTCATATCACCAACCTCTGTCCAAGAACTACCATTATATGCTTCTGTTAAACTTTGGTCTATACCAGCGTGTGGTGGGGTGACACCTATACCACCAAACATAAGTGCAGCTGTTTGTGTTCCAGCACCACCATGCATTCTTCTTCCAACATTTAAGTCACCACCTGTTGTCCAAGTGTTTGCACCATCTGGTTTCTTATATGATAACTTACCAGTGGTATTGTTAAACCAGATTTCTCCTGTTATAACATCAGTAGGGTTAGCTGACTTTGCCTCTATATCTAAACCAATTATATCTTTGTAATCTGCCATAGTCTTTTATTTATTCTGGTGTTATTTGAAATACAGAACTAAATTCTTCTGTATTTTGTTTATTTGGTCCACCAGGCCCTGCTTGCCCGCCTGCCAATAAACCTGCTCCTTGTGTACCACCATGACTTGGTGTAAAATATCTTCCTAAAGCCAAATCTGCTACTTCTGACCAAGAGCTACCATTCCAATGTTCACAGAGGTCCCAATTACTTGATGATGGGTGATATCTACCCATGGCCATAGCTAATGTTGATGTTCCACAACCAGCTCCAAATCTACCTGATGTATTTAAATCTCCAACTTCTGTCCAAGAACTACCATTCCATTGCTCTGTTTTATCAGTTGCAGTTCCATTACCAACAGTATCACCCATGAACATTAATGCTGATGTGTTATCTGTACCTGCTGAACCACCCTGGTCTCGACCTGTGTTTAAATCATTAACCTCAGTCCAAGCACTACCATTCCAAGATTCTGTTTTTGCAGTCAGGCCACCTGGGTCTTCACCACCAAATGCAAGTGCAGATGTTTGTGTGCCAGCATTACTGTGATAATCTTTTGCTGTATTCATGTTAGTAGTTTCTGTCCATGAACTTCCATTCCATGATTCTACATTAGCTGTAGTTGGTTCACCACCAAAAGCAAGACCCGCTGTTGATGTTCCTGCTCCTGCTGTTTCATCTTTTGCTTCATTTAAATCTCCAACTTCTGTCCAAGAACTACCATTATAACTTTCTACAATATCCTGC